ATGCAGGAGGAACAGGACGAGTACGCGCAATCGGGAGCACTGGAGGCAGCGAAGGAATGGGCGCAGGCCAAGCGGGCCAAGCGCCTGGGCCTGAAGTAGGCGCCCAGCGCTTCATGCCCGACTACAGCGGCGAGCACCGTGCCCCACAGCGCGATTCGGGTGCCCCGCTGGACAATCTGAAGGACGTCTATCCAGACGACGTCTACGGGCCAAATGCGGCCCGCTATTACGGCGTCGCAAGCGGTGACACAACGGACAAGGCTGCCATCCGTATAATCCAGGCTACCAAGGGCAAACCGGATGCACCTGTGAAGGTGTTCCGGGCCATCCCTAAGGATATCCAGTCCAACGAGATCAACCCCGGCGACTGGATCACCACGATGAAGAGCTATGCCGTGATGCATGGCGAGGGTGCGCTGGGCGGCGACTACAAGATCCTGGAGAAGACGGTGCCCGCCGGCGACCTCTACACCAACGGCGATTCGATCTTTGAGTTTGGGTACGACCCCAAGTTCATGCCCTCCCCCGACTCAGCCATGCCCGGCGCCTACAGCTTCCAGGGCGGCTTCCGGGCCATCCCGGGCAAGACCAAGGGCTCCTTCCGCCTCTACGGCCCCGCAGGCAGCCTGATAGGCATCGCCAGTAGCCTTGACGAGGCCCAACGCATCCTTCGACGTAAGACCAAATGAGCTACGATAGCCAGACCAGCACGATCCTCATCAACAAGCTGAGGAAGGACGTCGACTCGCTGACCCTGAAGATCGCGGTGCTTCAGGACGTGAAGGATAACAACGTCGCAGGCGGCACCCCAGTGACTGCTGTATGGACAGCCCGGACGCTCAACACCATCAGCAGCGATCCGAATGGCCTGATCATCAACCTTGCGTCCAATGAGTGGAAGGTGGCTGCCGGCGATTACCAGGTGAAGGTACTGGCACCGTTCCATCACACCCGCGGAACCAGGCTGCGGATTTACGACGTGACCAACTCGGTGGTCATCGGGTACGGCCCATCGCTCTACATCAACAACGGCGTGGACATGGAAGTGTCCCTGAACCTGCGCATCACGCCGCACAAGGACAACATCTACAGGCTGGAGTACTACTGCGAGCGCGGAGGCCATGCAGACGGCCTTGGCATTGCAGCCAATGTGGGGCAGCCCGAGATCTACACCACGCTCGAGATCACCCGGCTCGACACCGGAGCCACCAAGCCCCTCGGTGCCGGCGGACTGCAAGGGCCCCAGGGTCCTGCGGGCCCCACCGGGCCTGCCGGTCCTCCGGGACCTACGGGCGGCGGTGTGACCAGCGTCAACGTCTCGGGCGGCACGACAGGCCTGACCACCTCGGGCGGGCCCATCACAACCAGCGGCACCATCACGCTGGGCGGCGTCCTGGCCGTTGCCTCGGGCGGAACCGGGGCAACCACCGCGCCGGATGCCCTGACAAGCCTAGGGGCCTACCCTGCGTCCAACCCGGCCAACTACACGTCCAACGGCGGCACCGTCACCAGCGTGTCGGTCACCACGGCCAATGGCGTCAGCGGTACCGTCACCAACCCGACGACCACACCGGCCATCAGTCTTGCCCTGGGCGCCATCACGCCTTCCTCGGTGGCTGCGTCAGGCGCTGTCACAGGCTCCAACCTTTCCGGGAGTAACACCGGCGACCAGACCATCACGCTCACCGGGGATGTGACAGGCACTGGCACAGGGTCCTTCGCTGCGACCATTGCCAACAACGCGGTGACCTACGCCAAGATGCAGGCGGCCTCCGCGGTGGCCAGGCTGATCGGCTCGAATGCCTCGGGCACTGCCCTGGGCGAAATCACGCTCGGCACCAACCTGTCCATGGCCGGCTCCACGCTGAATGCCGCGGTGGCCTCAGGATCGGTGACCAGCGTCAATGCCGACGGTGGGACCACGGGCTTCAGCTTCTCGGGAGGCCCGATCACATCCTCCGGCACGCTGTCCATGACCGGCAAGCTGGCCGTCGGCTCGGGCGGGACAAACGCTACAACCGCTTCAGACGCCCGGACCAACCTGGGCCTTGCCATCGGCACCGACATCCCGTCGCCCACCGGCACCGGGGCAACCGGCACGTGGAACATCGACGTGCTGGGTTCTGCGGGCACGATCACCAGCACGCTGCCCGTCAACAAGGGCGGCACCGGGGCGACCACGGCCGGCGGCGCACTTACCAACCTCGGGGCCTACTCGGACACCAACCCGGCGGGCTACACCAGCAATGCCGGCACGGTGACCAACGTGTCGGCCTCGGGCGGTGCGAACATCAGCGTGGCCACGGGCAGCACCACGCCGGTCATCAGCCAGAACGCGGCGAGCAGCACGCAGAACGGCTACATGACCAGCACCTACGCGGCCAAGCTGGACAGCATGACTGCGGGCGCGAGCGTGTCGTCGGTCAGTGTGTCCGGCGGAAGCACCGGCCTGACCACGTCCGGCAGCCCAATCACGGCCTCCGGCACGATCACGCTGGACGGTGTGCTGAGCGTGGCCAATGGCGGCACCAGCAGCACCTCGGCATCATCGGCCATCTCGTTCCTGGCAGGCGCAACCACCAACGGGCAATACCTCCGCGGCAACGGAACCGTGGTGCAGATGTCTGCCATCCAGGCCATCGACCTGCCCCAGATTGCCCTGGGCGGATCCGCAGTCAGCGGAACGCTAGGTGTGATCAACGGCGGCACGGGTCAGAGCAATGTCTTCAGCGACGGCGACCTGCTCATCGGCAAGAGCCTCGGGAGCACGCTGGCCCGGGCCAAGCTGACCGCGGGCGCAAACATCTCCATCACCAATGGCTCCGGCACGATCACCATCGCAGCCACGGGCACTGGCACTGGCGACGTGGTGGGGCCTGGGAGCGCTACGGATGGCGACTTTGTTCTGTTCGATGGCACCACCGGCAAGCTGATCAAGGGGGCTAGCTACCGCCAGGTGGGCGGGGATATCATCGGGCCGATTGGCGGCAGCTCGATGATCGACGGGTTCGTCTACATCCCGGCCGGCTCCGGGGCTCCGACGGGCACTCCGACCAATGTCTCAGGCACCAACGTGCCGATGTACTTCCACACCAACAACGCGACCAACACCAACGTGCTGTACATCCACAACGGATTCGCTTGGAAATCGGTCGCTCTGACCTAACCTGAAGGCCCATGAAACACTCCTTCCCCTGCGTAGAATCAATGCGGCGCGTGAACCTCTCCAACGGGCGCGTGGTGCGCGTCTGGCGCGACCGTACCAAGGAGAACCTGTCGGCCTCCTACGACGACGCGGACATCGTGTCGACCTGCATCGCAAACGCGACCAACGACACCCAGCTCCTGGCCGCACTGGCCAAACTGAAGGGCGTGAATGCCGCGGAGCTGGTCGACGCCAATGGCCAGGGCACTGTGGTCTACACCGCCTGGCCGTGAGCGGTGCTAGGTTCTTGAAGCAGGCCTAAATCGGTGCTTGCAATATGCCGTGACAATCGTTCCAACCCGGCGCCGGGTGATGGCTGTCGGTTGCTCCCACGGTAACCGGGCCAACAAGGACGCCCTGGCCGCGGTGCTACTGTTCCGGGAGCAATACCGGCCCGACGAGGTGATCCACCTCGGGGACGCCTACGACCTGGCCAGCCTCCGGGCAGGCTCTCTGGCCAACCCGGATGACTCGGATCATGCGGACGATTACCTCGATGACATCGAGTGTGGCCGGGACTTCCTGAATGCCTTGAGGCCCACGGTGTTCATCATGGGCAACCACGACCAGCGTGCCCTGAAATACCTGCATCACCACAACACCGTGGTGCGTGGCTTTGCCGAGGCCATCTGGGACAAGATGAGAGAGCCCATCGAACGGCACACCCGGGTGTTCATCAAATACCACGACGTGCTGCCCAGGAGTTGGTACAAGCTGGGCGGTTACTCCTGGGGGCACGGCCTGCTGTACTCCGAGAACTTCCTGCGGGACACCGCGGAGACCTGGGGCAACACCGTGGTGGCCCACGCGCATCGCGCTGGTATGGCCACAGGGCGCCGGAGCGACAATCCGGTGTGCCTGTCGCCTGGGACACTTGCGGACGCTCCATGCATGGATTACGCGCTGAGGCGCCGTGGTACGCTGGCCTGGTCCCACGGCATCGTGTTCGGCGAGTACACCGAGGACAGCGCCCAGCTTTACGTTCACCAGTGGTCCCAAGGAGAAAAACGATGGAATCTTCCCAGCTTCTAAAACTCATCCGAGCCGAGATCAACAAGTCCTTGGAGAACCCGGGGCCCGAGTGGAAAACCCGGGATCAATGGGGCCAGGAATGGGGCCTCAAGGGCGGTCAGACAGGCAGGCTGCTGCGGGTGGCTATTGAGTCCGGCCTGATGGAAACTCGTAAGTTCAGGATTCCATGCTTGAGCCGCGGATCTTACCCTGTCCCACACTTCCGATGCGTTACCAAAACCTCGTAAAACCCAGCCTTATCGTCGAGATCGTCCATCCCGACGCCGAGTTCCGCGTGGGGGAGAACAGCTGGTTATCGGTGGTTTATCGTCGGGTCGACAATGGTCGGATTTATGTGCGACCAAAGGCCGAGTTTGTGACCAAGTTCGTGCCAGTGATCGACAAGTGACCACCGTTTGACCCCTGCAAACATTGGGTTTTCTTCAAAATCTACAGAAAAACAGTTTTCTCTGTAGACGGGTTAAGTGTTTTCATGCAGATTGTCGTTGTCGAAAGCGAAACACCTTACGCCCGGATGGGGCGAATACCATCCACCGGGGGCGCGACCGGCCAACGCGCAACACTCTTCAAGCCATGACCACTCTCTCCAACCTAATTTCCGCCCTGATCATCGTGGAGTCCTCCGGCAATGATCAGGCCATCGGCGACAACGGACGCGCCCTAGGGCCATTACAGATCCACCGCGGGGTGGTCCTGGATGTGAACCGGATCACCGGGAGCAACTACCGGCACCAGGACATGACCAACCGCGCAGCAGCCCGGGCTGTGTGCGAGGCCTACCTCAAGCACTGGGGCAAAGGCTGCACGACCGAGCAGCTTGCCCGTAAATGGAACGGAGGCGGCCCCAGCGGTGACAAGAAGAAGGCCACCGAGGCGTACTGGCTCCGCGTAAAGAAACACCTTCCGAAATGACCAAACCGAAAACCATCAACGTGACACCCACCACACACAAGGCCCTGCGGGACTACTGCCTGCAGACCGGCTCTAAGCTGCAGGCCATCGCCGACAAGGCCATCCTGTCCTGGCTGAGAAAGGCTGCCAAGTGACCCGCATCCTTGCCATTGACCCCGGGGCCTCCGGCGGCCTGGCCTACCTTGGGCAATCCGGGATCATCCTGAACTCCATGCCGGAGACCGACCAGGACATCAGTGTGCTGGTGAGCGACAGGCTGGCGATCAGCGACGTGGTCTACATTGAGAAGGTCGGCGGGTACGTCGGCGGCAAGGGGGCGCCGGGCAGCTCCATGTTCAACTTCGGCTACAACGTCGGATTCCTGCACGGCCTGATTGCAGCCTCGAAGACCCGGGTGATCGAGGTTCCGCCGCAGCGCTGGCAGAAGACGCTGGGGGTCGGTAACAAAGCGACCCATGGGGCGAAGTGGAAAAGCCATCTTAAGGGCATTGCGCAGCAGCGGCAGCCCAGGCAGGTGATCACGCTGAAGACGGCGGACGCTGTGCTGATCCTGGAGCACGCCATGATCGCGGAGGGCCTCAAGTGATCACCAAGAAGACTATCACCAGCGCCGTGGCCGCGGGCTGGATCTCATTCCCGGAACCCAAGGCCCGGGAGTTGTCGAGGAACTGGGCGCAGCCGGTCGAGGCCTTCGACTCCGAGCTCGCCTACCGGCTGTGGGACAACGGAGCCGACACCGACACGGTGGCCCGGGCCATCGGCTGCAAGCGCCGGTTTGTGGCCCAGATCATCAAGCACCACAGACGATGAATCCCATCAAACCAAAACGTCCCACAGCGAAGGTGTTTGTCGTATCAGACGACACGCACCTAAGACTCAAGAAATACGCAACCAAGAAGGGCTACAAGCTCCAGTTTGTGGCAGATGAAGCAGTGACTGAATACCTACAGAGGAAGGAAACGAAATGACACGCACAATCGAAGCAATCAAAGTGATGCAGGCGTATGTGGAGGGTAATGAGGTGGAGGTCTTGTTTGCCGGAAAGTGGCAAAAAACAAATGTTCCTAGTTGGAGTTGGTCTGAAACAACCTACCGCATCAAACCCACCGCAACGCTCCGCCCGTGGACTGCGGATGAGGTGCCACTAGGAGCGCAGGCGAGGAATCGTGAACACCCAAAAACACGTTGGTTGATCGACCGCACATCCAGCGAAGAAAACAGAAAGGACTGGTGCGAAAAATACGAACACAGCACCGACGGCGGTGTGACTTGGAAACCCTGTGGGGTGGTGGAGGAGGCGAAATGAACCATCATATCGGTGACACCAACAAAATGATCAACGACGGAGGACCGGCGTTTCCGAACGTCCCATCCGATCCACAATATTCAAAATGGGACATGGGCATGACCCTCCGCGACTTCTTCGCAGCGGCGGCGTTGCAGGGGTTGTTGGCGCAATACGACCCAGAGGATGAATTAGAGCATTATATTGCAAAATGGTCCTACGAAGCAGCCGACGCAATGCTCAAAGCGAGGGAGGCGAAATGAAAGACAACAATTTAGCACCATTCGTAGGTATTGTCGCTGCGATTATATTATTCATCGGAGGGACTTTAGGAATAAACAAAGGCCGCACCGAAATAAAAGAAGAAGCCATCCGCGCAGGAGCCGCCTATTACACCAACGACGCGAGCGGGAAACCACAGTTCAAATGGAAGGAGTGCAAATGAACCATCTTGGTGACACCAACAAAATGGTCAGGGACACCCCGAGGATGGACGCATCAGCACATGATGATGGAGCCATTTGGCAAACTGGTTGCGACATCGAACGCGAACTCAACGCAGCCAATCAGCGCATCAAGCGGCTGGAGGAGGCACTCAGCCAAATCGCAAATCAGGACTACCGAGGAAACCGCTCGACCGAATCACAAATCGCCTTTAATGCGTTAAAGGAGGCCAAGCTGTGAGCGTAGAACAACGAATCCTTTTCCTATCGGAGGCTCCCGGTTGCCACCAGTCCCGCGAACTCCGCGCAATCGCTCTCGAAGTCAGGAAGCGGGAGGATCGGATCAAGCAACTGGAGGACCGCATCCACCGAGCGAGTATGGCGTTCTTCCGAGACGGATCGGACGGTCATGTTGCGAGTCAAATGCTTCAGATTCTGGAGGAGGAACGGAACAACCCATGACCATCGAAGAAATGAGAACCATCGACGCCGTCAAGACTTGGAAGGAATTGGAGGAGGCCAAGGAACGGATCAAGCGGCTGGAGGACTACGGCAACGCATTGGTTGCCCATGTCTACAACTACCGCACCCAGAGGCAATGGACCGAGGAATCGTACCATGACCTCATCCAGACCATCGCCGACTGGGACAAGGCAAAGGCGACCAAACCATGATCACCAAACTGCACGAACTGCCGCCCGACCATCATCTGCGGAACACGGCCATACAGCACATCGACGTGAGGATCAAGTGCCGGCACAGCGGGACAACCCGGGACCCGCGCACTTGGCGGATCAAGAACGACACCTACAACAGGCTTTGCGACACATGGCAGACGAACTTCGATTTCATCATCCAACCAACAGCATGAGCGAGAACACAGTGGCCAAGAAAATCAAGCAGGGCGACGGCGTCTACTGCATCAGCAAGCAGCAGGCGGGCGCGATCTACAAGGCAGCCCGGGACTACAAGCTCGACGACGTCAGCTACTGGCGGCGCAAGCGGGGAAAGGCCAGCAAGTGAACGACCGCATGGTCATAGACACGATGATGGAGTACGGCGGATCGTTCGTGCGCAAGCTGGGTGCTGCGGCCCTGGTGGCCGACCCGGAGAACCTGCGCAAGATCAAGAACGCATGGCCCGACTACTGGGCGCAGTACGGCCGCATGGCCAAACAGATTTCTGAGGTCGAAAGACAGGCCTCGGCGAAACAAAACAACAACAACATAAAGTAAGACGTATGATTATCAGTGCAACAGGCGGTAAGAAGGACTTCGCGCCGTGCCCCGAGTTCTCGGGCCGGGCGGTGTGCGTGGACGTGACTCCCCTCAAGGAGTACGAAACCGAGTACGGCGTGAAACAGAAGTTCAAGTTCGCGTTCGAGATTGAACTGCAGGACGACAGTAGGGACCCGGTGCAGCCCTGGGTGGTGTTCACCAAGCCCATGGTGCCGAGCCTGCATGAGAAGGCGGCGCTGACCAAGTTCCTCAAGGACTGGTTCGGCCGGAAGCTGACCGACCAGGAGAACAAGAGCCTGGACCTGGAGAGCCTGATCGGGCGCCCGGCCAGCCTGGTCATCGGGCACGAGCAGAGCGCGGATGGGAGCAAGACCTACGCGAACATCAAGCTGATCATGGCGCACAAGGCAGGCGAGCCGCTGGCAGCAAGCGGGCTGTGGGTGCGGTTGCAAGACCGGCCTGCGAAGGATGGTGATGGTAAGGCAGCGCCGGCGAGCGGGGACTCGAGCTTCCGCAAGACATCGGGCGGTGGGCAGCCGGCAACGGATGACCCGTCGAAGGTCAAGGTGCACGTCGGCAAGCACAAGGGCATCGAGCTGCGGGAGCTGACCGAGGAGAGCATCACGAGCCTCATCGAGCACTGGCTGCCCAAGGCCAAGGCCGAGGTGAAGCAGTCCGCGGATGACAAGCGCCTCATCAATGGCCTGACGTGGTACCAGGCCAAGTTCAAGGCCGCCGAGGAAGCGCAGATGAAGCTGGAGCAGGATGATATTCCCTACTGAGCCATGAACTCGACCAAGAAGAAGTACAGCAAGGTGGCCCACCTTATCCCGGAGGTCATGCAGATGAAGGCCGAGGGGAAGTCCATCACACAGATCGGCGAGATCATGGGCCTGACCAAGCAGCGCATCAGCCAGATCGCACGGGCGGCCCAGACCAAGGCCGACATTCAGGCGCAGTGGGGCTGGCCCTTTACCACGCGCACCTTCAATATCCTGGACCGCATGGCGGTGAAGGATAAGGACGAGGCCCTGAGCCTCTACACGTCCGGGCACCTGCATCCCAACGCCGTCACTGGCTTCGGATGGAAGAGCTACGGCGAGATCTGCGAGTGGCTGGCCGTGCCGGTGCTTCTGAAACGGCCCAAGGCGCCCAAGCTGTGCCCGCACTGCGGTAAGAACATCATCTGACAACTTTCCCGGGCAGCCTGTTGCTGTCGGGGACTCATGGACAACAAGCGGGGGGTGCGCATCCGCTGACAAACGCACATTAAACTTTTTCATACTATGCCAGCAAACCCACGTATTTACTTCGACATCGAGACTGGACCGCTTCCTCCTGGGGAGTTGGTCATCCCCCCGTTTGACCCGAGCCAGGTCAAGCTGGGTAACATCAAGAACCCGGACCTGATCGCCGAGAAAATCAGGACAGCCGAGGAGAACCACGCCAGCGACTACATCCGAAACGCAGCCCTGGATGCCCTCAGCGGCCAGGTGCTGGCCATCGGATACCGTGTCGAGCATGAGCAGCCCGCGGTGCTCTGCTCCGATGCAGATGGCGAGAAGGCCATGCTGCTGCAGTTCTGGGCAATGCTCGACAGCTTCGAGCGCAAGCCGCAGATGATCGGGTTCAATGTGAAGCCGTTCGACCTGCCGTTTTTGTTCAAGCGGAGCTGGAAGCACCGGATCACGGTGCCCTATTGGATGCGCAATGGGCGCTATTGGACCGACCTGATTGTGGATTTGCGCGAGGTGTGGCAGCTCGGCGACAGCCGGGCGCATGGGAGTTTGGCTGCGATATCCAGGCACCTCGGGCTGGGCGACAAGGCCGGCAACGGGGCGCACTTCCACGAGCTGTTCAGGACCGATCGCCAGGCAGCAATCGACTACTGCCTGAGGGACGTGCAGCTGACGCAGAAGGTGGCCGACATTCTGATCCCTACCTACTGATCCAATGATTGCCAGCCCGTCTGTCCATGTGATCGAGGACGACTTCGATCCGACGCCCGAGGACCGTTTCATGGTCTGGGCAAAATCCTTTGGGAACGTCTTCCTCACAGGGCAGGCGGGCACCGGCAAGTCCACGCTGCTGCGGGAGTTCCTGAGCAGAGTGGAAGGAGTCCGGGATGTGGCCATCACGGCCCCGACAGGCATCGCCGCACTGAATGTGGGCGGGACCACCGTGCACCGCTGGTGCGGGATGCAGTTGGGGCCGCAGGATGGCGAGGACTTCGAGGGGGCTGCCGAGCGGCTGGAGGAGCAGCCTTCGATTCATGGCGCCCGTAAGCGGGTGCGGAGCACCGAAGTCCTGGTGGTCGATGAGATCAGCATGATGGCAGGCCGGCACCTCGACTTCCTAAACTTCTGGGTGAAGCGGATCAGAGAAGACAGCCGGCCTTTCGGTGGGTTACAGGTGATCTTCCTGGGTGACTTCCTGCAGTTGCCGCCGGTCAGGACCGATCAGAGCAAGCCCTACGACTGGGCGTTCCTGAGCAAGGCCTGGGAGGAAGCCGACTTCAAGACGATCAAGCTCGAGAAGGTGCGGCGGCAGAATGATCTGCCTTTCATCGAGATGTTGAGCGGGTTCCGCGTGGGCAGGATGAAGCCGCGGGATAACCAGTTGCTGCGGAGTGCGCTCAGGATGAACCCGCCGGAGCACATCACCCGGCTGATGACGCACAACGTGCAGGTGGACAAGTGGAACAACTACCGATTGAGCTCAATTGATGGCCCGATTGCCGTGTTCGATGCCGAGGTGAAGGGCGTTGACCAGGCGGTGGAGTTCGCCACCAAGAACATGAGCACGCCGCGGGTGCTGCAGTTGAAGCCCGGGGCTGCGGTCATGTTCACCGCTAATGATGCGGAGCAGGGCTTCTACAATGGGCAGGTGGGCCGGGTGGTTGAGTTCCGAGGCAGCGACATCGTGGTCGAGAGCCGCGGTGAGAAGATTTCACTGGGTCGGCGCAAATGGTTCTTTGAGAGTTTGGGGGTGACCGTCCAACAATACCCGCTCCGATTGGCTTACGCGATGACCATACACCGGGCGCAGGGACTGACCCTGGATGCCGCAAGGATTGATATCAGGGCGGCCCGGGAGCCAGGGCAGGCCTATGTGGCCCTGAGCCGGGTGCGGACGCTGGGCGGGATCTACCTGACCGAGTGGCCGAAAGGATGGTTTATATCAGAGGAGGCGTTGCGGTTTGAAAGGCGCGAAGAGGTATGATGACGACGCAAGAGATCGAGGGCTGGCTGGGCACGCCGCTGTTCCTAGTGCCGCAGAGCCCGGGGACCAAGATTCCGATGGTCAAGTACACCCAGGAGACCATGGAGAGCACCAAGCGGGACGTGTACAGGGTGATGTTGGAGCACGGCAACGTGGCTGTGAGGCTCGGGGAGTTTTCTGGGGGGCTGTGCGCCATTGACTTCGATGATGATGGGAGTTTGGAGGCCTTCCTGAGGGTGAACCCGGTGCTGCAGGGAAGTGCGCGGTGGAAGGGCAAACGGGGGGCGCAGATTGGTGTGCGGGTCACGGGCAAGTACCCGGGGCCATGCGCGGAGCGGAGCACGACCGAGATGATACAGGTCGGTGATCGGTTGCTGGGCAAGCCGTTGTACGAGTGGCGGAGTACCGGGAACCTGAGCACGGTCAAGGGACTGCATCCGAGCGGGTGCGAGTATAGCGTGCTGGTGGACAGGCCGCCGGTGGCCTTGGAGTTCAGCCAGATACGCTGGCCCGAGGGCTGGCCGGCGCCGGGCAGTCGGGATGAGATCGCGCAGTTGATTAGGCAGCATGGCGTGCCTTGGACGTTCGGCAGGAGCGGCACGGGCAATCTGCAGGCGCCGTTCTTCGCGGCCTACATGGCGCATAAGGAGCGGTTCCTCTTCGATGCGGTCACCGGGATGCACTACTGGTATCATGGGGACCGCGGGATCTGGATGAGCATGAGCCGCGAGGAGATGGCGCAGAAGGCCCTGGAGACCGCCAGGCGCGTTCTGTTGGACCAGGTGGCCTCTACGGAGGACCCGAGGCTGCCGGCGCTGCTGACGAGGCTCACAGCGAGTTTCGCGGATCAGGTGGTGGATCTGATCGGGCGGCTGCAGGTCGAGCGCAATCCGTTCTCGAGGCCCGATAGCGTAGTCCACTGCTCCAATGTCATGGTGGACCTACGGGCTGCGCCGTATGAGATGCACGGGTTCGGCCCGGAGTGGATGAGCCGGAACCAGACGCCGGTGCGTTATGTCCAGGGTGCGCACAGCCTGATGTGGCAGGCCTTCCTGGATCATGCACTGCCCGAGAAGGATGACCAGATGCTGCTGCAGCGTTGGGGCGGCCTGGCGCTGCTGCAGAGGAACAGGCCGCAGGTCATACTGCTGCTGACGGGAACCGGTGGCGGCGGGAAGAGCACGGTGGCCGGATTGGTGCGGCGGTTGGTGGGTGATGAGAACTGCAGCGAGCTGAGGACCGCGCACCTGGGGAGTAGGTTTGAATTGGCCAACTTCCATGACCGGACACTGCTGATCGGCAGCGACGTGCCGCCGGACTTCCTGTCCTGCGAGGAGAGCCAGCAGCTCAAGGCGCTGACGGGCGGCGACAGGTTGAGCGTGGAGTTTAAGGGGAAGAGCGGGGCGAAAGCGGTGGTGGGCGACTGGAACGTGATTGTGACTGCGAACAGTCGGCTGAAGGTGAATGTGCAGGGAGACTTGGGAGCGTGGAGCAGGCGGTTGCTGCTGCTCGACTTCAGCCAGCCCAAGCCCGAGAAGGTTATACCGAATTACCACGATGTGATGATTGAGCGGGAAGGTAGTGGGATATTGAACTGGTTTCTGGAGGGCGCGGAGGATTTGTGCCGGGTCATGCAGGCCGGCAGGCCGTTCCCGGTTACCGAGAGGCAGCGCGGCATGATTGATAATCTGTTGAGCGAGAGCGACAGTGTTAGATACTTTGTTGTTAATCATGTTAGAGGAAGCAGTATGTCGTCGGATTGTATCACTACGGAGGAGTTATATAGTGCTTACATGACGATGTGTAACAACAAGGAATGGGGGCCGGAACCGGAGAAGCGTTTCCAGAAACGTGCCGCTGAACTGATGCTGGAGATACACCAGGCCATCCCGTCGAACCACATTCACCGTAGCGACGGTCAGCAACAACAGTCCCGAGGCTACATGAAAGTAACCTTGACCGCATGAAAACCACTGGATCTGTCAAGCGTTGTCAAGCGTTTGGGACGGGGGACGGCACTTCTCAACTCGGTGCAAGAAGTGTAAAAGTGGGTATAAGCTGCTCCAAGGTAGGAATGGAGTTCGGAAATGCCGTCCCTCCCGTCCCAAACACTAGACACCGCTTGACAGTGGCAGGCCTGCGCAAAATTGGCTCGAAAATGGTCGGGCAATGCCCAGCCTGTGCCGAGTTAGGTGGGGACAAGCAGCGTAATCACCTCGTTGTCCAGGCAGACGGGAGGTTTGGTTGCGTTATCCACCCCGGCGCCAGTGGCAAGGCACACAGACAACGCATATTTCAGCTTATAGGAGACAAAAGCGGCAAGGGGAGGCAGAACTTGCCCGCAACACCATTAGACATCTCACTGTTATGACAGTAACAAACACAACGAAACTACTATCAGAGGCACCGTATCTTGTGAAGATAGGCGTGCAGCGTGGCTGGCTATCGTATCCCAAGGGCATGGCGTTCAAGGAGGACGGCACGCCGGACCCGGTGATGCAGGATGAGCCCGAAGTCACTGAGCAGAGGCACACACCCGACCTGGCTCGCAAGGCCTACGACCTGCGGGACCGCGGCCTGTCACTGAACGACGTAGCCACGGCCTGTCAGGTGCCCCGAGGCAGCGTGGTCTACCTCATCACCAAAGGCCATGAGCTCTACCTCGCAAGCCAACGGAAGGACATTGAACCATGACCGCAAACAAGGCAGAATCCCCACAGATGGAAGATCCATTCATTTACGCACCGCAGCCGACCAGTAAGGTGCAAGGCATAACCCAGGCAGGCACCAGGCCTTCCATCCATGTCTCGCTGTACGCCTACGGTGGCATTAGTGCAGCGTGCATGATGTCCTGGGTCGATCTGACGGCCACGTTCGCCCGCAGCGACAGGCAGACCGATCTGCGCACCATCCGGGAGGATGCCCTCATCAGCCGCAGCCGTTGCCGCGCAACCAAGTGGTTTCTCGACTCAGGCAAGGACGTCTGGATCCAGCTCGACCACGACATTGAGTTCACCGCGGCCGATGTCATCCGCATGGCCGAGCTGGCCCATGAACACCAGGCAACCGTCTGCATCCCCTACTCCTGCCGCTCACTGCCCGCCAGGCCGGCCCTACGCCCGAAGGTAGAGCACCTGCAGGCCCTTAAGCACCAGGTCAATGACGCTGAGTGCGCCTCCGAGCTGGTGCCCATCACCATGTTCGCATCGGGATGCCTCGCAATCCCCCGTAAATGCCTTCTGGCAACGCTTGAAGCGCTGGAAGGGTCAGGAGTGCAGAACCCATACAGGATCGACTGGTGCGAGGACGTGCGCGTCGAGCGCTTCCCGACCCTGTGGATGCCCCTGGCCATGGAATCCATGCCCGGCAAACTCGAGTATCTCAGTGAGGATTACGCCGCTGCAGTCAGGATGACCCTGGCCGGAGTGAAGCACTACTCCATGAAGCCCAAGAAACAGCTCAACCACTGGGGAGAGTTCCCCTTTAGCTTTGCGCCTTATGCCGGATGAGAAGCCAAAGAAGAGGCCGAGTCTGAAAGATGTGGGCGCTGCTGCTGGAGTTAACCATCAGTACGCCCAAAGAGTGCTTTCCGGGAAAACCAACGTCCCAGCAGGAGTCAAAGAGAAGGTCCTGAAGGCCTCTCAAGAGCTTGGATACATGAAATCCGAGCATCCGGGTCAGCATTTTAACTCCAAGCTAACCCAAGAGCGTGCCGATGCGGTTGTTGAAGGAATCATCGAGAACAAGTCGTTGGAGAAGATCGCAGAAGCCACTGGGTTGTCTCCGCATACAGCGTTTAAGCTGATCCGCGGGGTCAAAGTGCCGGTGGATTACCCCGAAACCGAAGATGAATGGCGCAAGGACGTCACTGGGTTTCTGGAGGTTGCGATCTGGAAGGGCACCAAGCGACTGGCTGAATCCTCTATTATGTTGATCGACGATCGTACCTTACCCATCAGCGTGGGCGTGCTCACGGACAAATTGGCGGTCATCAAGGGCCAGCCCACCAGCATCCACCTCGCCATGACGGCCTCTGTGAGCCACCGCGACCTCATGAAGGACCTGAAAGAGCGTGATGTGACCCCCGTGAACGACGAGCAGACGCCCGACCTGGTTTAGGTAGTGGCCCAAAATGTCCTACCCCTACCGCGGCAGCACCATCGAAAACCACGTATTTAGGCCTGTTTCAAGCACTCATGCCTACAATAGCAGTTATATTCACTTCGACGCTCAAACACGCAGCAAACCCCTGCAAACATTGATCGAAACGCACGTCAACACCCCTCGGCAGACCCAATGTCCTACCCCGTTACACAAGGCAGACACCAGGCCGCCCGGGCCCCCGGGGGGAGGGGGTCGGGCATTCCGCGGCGACGGTAAAAGTCGACGGGTTCCCCAAAACGAAAAATATTGATAAATGAGCCAACCCATCTGCCTCACCTGCTCCAAGCCCTTCGAGATCATCAAGCAGCGCGAAGGCCCCAAGCAGAAGCGCTTCTGCACCGAGGCCTGCAACACCATTTGGTGGAACGATCAGCCGCAGCACCCATTCCTACCCAAGATCGACGCCTCGCACCCCCGTGCACTCGAGTTGAAGCAGAAGCGCACCCAGCTCGTGCTGCTCGAAAAAGCCGACCCCTACACCTACGGCTTCATCCCGGACCACTGGGAGGTCGCCAACACCGAGTTCCAGGCCACCCAGGAGCTCCTGATCTCCGGCGGCAACCGCGCAGGTAAAACCCTCTGGGCCGCCCGCCGGGTAGTCCAAACCCTTCTTGAGAAGGAAAACGCATCGGTCCTCTGCTGCCACACATCCCACGCCACATCGGTCACCGTCCAGCAGCCCGCGATCTACAACTACCTGCCCGTAGCACTCCGGGCCACCAAGAAGGGCCGTATTCACTACCTGAACTACAGCCGCAAAAATGGCTTCACCGACGGCTCATTCATCCTGCCCAACGGATCACGCTGCGACTTCCTGAACTACACCCAGTCCGAGAACACCATCGAGGGCCGCGAGGCCGACCTGATCTGGTGCGACGAATTAGTCCCTCAGTCCTGGGTGGACACACTGCGCTACCGCCTGATCACCCGCCGCGGCAAGCTCCTGGTCACCCAGACACCCCTCGAAGGCGTAGCATCGGTCTACAAGGAGTTCACCGCCGGCTCCTCAATCTCCGCTTTCCACGACGCCGAGCTCATCAAGGGCAAGCAGGCCCTGCCCACCTGGCCCCTCGGCAAAGCAGCCCGCACCATGGTGCAGCCCCAGACCAACCGTCGCACCGTGTTCTTCTTCTCGGAAGACAACCCGTACAACCCCTTCGACGAGATGAAGTCCAAACTCGTCACCTCGCCCATGGGCCAGATCCTGACCCGGGCCTACGGCTGGGCCTCGGACAACATCGGCAAGGCCTTCGCCCGTTTCCGCCCCGATATCCACTGCATCCCGGCCTCCAAGGTGCCCCCGGGCGGCACCCTGTACATGGTCTGCGACCCCGCCGGCGCCCGGAATTGGTTCTGCCTCTGGCTCCTGGTCTACGAGGACGGTAAGCGCATCGTGGTCCGCGAGTTCCCGGACTTCAGCAACTACGGCGAATGGGCCCTGCCGTCTGAAAAGCCAGACGGCAAGCTCGGCCCCGCACAAACCCTCGATGCCGGCCGGTCAATCTCCGAGTACCGCGCCCTCTTCCGCCAGATCGAATCCGACCTCGGCTACGGCGAGCCCGTGATGCGCCTGATCGACCCCAAGGCCGGCGGTTCCCCCGCTCTCTCCGAGGCCGGCGGCACGACGCTCATCGACCTCCTGGCCGAGTCCGACAACCCCCTGGACGAGCCCATGGCATTCATTCCCGCACCCGGCGTGCCCGTCGACCAGCGCACCAGCGCCATCAACAGCCTCCTCTCCTACGACGCCACCCAGCCGCTCACCCCGCTCAACGAGCCCTCCCTCTATATCACCGACAACTGCGCCAACCTTACCTACGCACTCTCCGAGCACACCGGCCGCGACGGGCAGAAGGGCTGCACCAAGGACCCCATCGACTGCCTGGGGATGCTTTTGGTCTCCGGTCTTGCGTTCGTAGGCCGCGGGGGCTTTGATTGTCGCGGCGGCGGCGGATACTAAACCATTTCACTATGCAAGGAGATTCCTACAAGCAGGCAACCGACGTGATGGCACGGGTCGGCGACGAGCCCAATGTCAGCGCACTGACCGAGGAGCTGCGGCGCTCGGCCACCGACTACGGCGTCTTCGCACGGGTCGAGAATGCCGAGAATGTGCGCTACTGCCGCTGGCCTGGGCAGACCGACGACGGCAAGAAATGGAATGATGCCAACCGCAACAAGCCGGCCTTCCCCTGGGACGGAGCCTCCGACACGCGCATCCCGCTTGCCGACGAGGTGATCAACGGCCTCGTCGACCTCTGTTCGACCTCCTTCTGGCGCTCGATGCTCCGCGTCAGCCCCACCAACATCAGCCAGCTCGATCAGGCCGTCACCGCGCACAACCTGATGGACTGGACGGTCAATGCGAAGATGTACAATGACCTCACTCGTGAGGTCGAATTGCTCTCCCAATACCTCTGGACCTACGGATGGGCCGGCGTGCACGTTACCTGGCAGCAGGAACTCGGACAGCGCGAGCAGTACCTGACCATGGACCAGATCATGGCACTGGCCGCCCAGTCCCCCCAAGACTCCATCCTGGCCGACCTGCCCAACCTCATCGCCAACCCCGAGGCCGACGACCAATCCGCGGAGCTCCTCCTCTCGGCCTTCCCCAATCTCCGCAAGCGCCGGGCCCTCAAGGCCATCCGCGACCTGCGCACCGAGGGTGAGTGCGAGTTCCCCATCCCCACGATGGTCACGAACAAGCCCATGGTCGCAGCCCTGGCGCCCTACGACGAGCTGGTCTTCCCGCCCGAGACCACCGATATCCAGTCCGCCCGCGTGGTCTTCCGCAGGTTCTACATGACCGAGGCCCAGCTCCTGAACAAGGTCGAGACCGAGGAGTGGGACGCCGAATGGGCCCAGGAGGCCATCAACACGATGGGCCGCTTCAGCGACTACTCGGCCTACACCTACGCCGCCGTCGGCCTGGCCGAGAACTCCATCCTCGACCGCGAGAACCTGATCGAGGTGGTCTACGCCTACCAGAAGTCAATCGACTCCGACGGCATCCCGGGCGTGTTCTACACCGTTTTCAGCCCCCAGGTCGGCGACAAGTGGGGCTACTTCGAGGCCTTGGACTACGCGCACGGGCAGTATCCCTTCGTCATCTGGCGCTCCGAGCTCATCCACCGCCAGATCACCGAGAGCCGCGGCGTGCCCGAGGTCTGCTCCACCTGGCAGCATGAGGTCAAGGCCCAGCGCGACAGCATCTTCGACTACACCAGTCTCGCCACCCTCCCGCCCATCGAGGTCCCCAAGACCCGCGGCGGCAACCTGAAGATCGGCCCGGCCATCCAGATACCTGTCCTGCGCCGCGGCGAGATCGGCTTCCTGCAACCGCCCGCCCGCGAGCCCGGTGTGGCCTTCCAACTGATCGCGGCCATCGAGGCCCAGACCGACCGCTACTTCGGCCGCCCGACCGAGAAGGTCCCGCCAGTCATCACCCAGATGCGCCAGCAGCGCCTGATCAACAACTGGCTGCACGGCTGGACCGAGGCCTTCCGCCAGGTCCTTGCCCTCACGCTCCAATACATCGGCCCCGCCGAGATCCAGCGCATTACAGCCTCGGCCACCCCGCTGCCTCCCGACATCCAGGACTTCGACGTGATGCTCAAGTTCGACATCCGCGAGCTCTCCACCGACCTGGTCACCGAGAAGCTCAAAGCCATCAGCACCCTCGTCCTCCCCCTCGACACCGCCGGCGTCATCGACCGCGCCAAGCTGATCTCCGTCGCCCTCCGGGCCATCGACCCGACCCTGGCAAGCGAGCTGGTCATGCAGCAGGGCCCCGCCGCGCAGAAGATGTTCAACGAGACCAACGACGAGATCGCCCTCATGAGCCTCGGCAACCCGCCCCAGCTCCGGGAGAACGACCCCACCGCGCCCATGCGCCTGCAGTTCAGCCAGCAAGTCCTGCAATCCAATCCGAAATACCAGGCCCAGCTTCAGCAGGATCCGCTCTTCCAGGCCAACCTGCAGAAATACATCGAGAACCTGCAGTTCAGCGTGCAGCAGCAGCAGAACGCCATCACCGGCCGCCTCGGAGTCCAATGAAACTCAACGACGAACAACTCTCGGAGGCCCTCTCAGTGTCCGAGGAGCACCCGGTGCTCAAGGCCATGGGCCAGCTCATCGACGACACGCTGCGGGACGAGGTGCACAGCGCCATCCTCCCATCACTTTCCGCGGAGGACCGTGCCTACAACGCAGGACGGGCAGCCGCGATCAAGGATCTCATCGCACAAATCAGTGCGTTAAGAAACGGGAGGGAATTGACTTCCGGTCAGTTCTAGGCTCTCACTCACACAACGGCTTCTTGGTTGGCCTTAAACAACCATGGCGCAGCATACCCGGCTTGCAGGGTCTAAAAGCATGGACATCCCGACGAATACACAGGAAGCGAAACCTGCCCAAAACACGGCACAGCCCCCAATCA